CCGCTTTCTCTACAATAGAAATCCAATTAGGAAATGTCATCTCTAATTCTATTCAAATGAACTTCAATATCAATATGCAAAATCATCTAAAGTCTAGGGGAGCTTTCCAAAAACCCACGTTCCGAACCCCGACATCAGAGTTTTTTGTTTATTTCCCAAGCTCCAATTTCAAAATAGAAAACAATCAAATCAAAATGCTTCTTGGGAATATAGGGGAAGTTGTCTTTCCTTTATCAGACAATTTTAAATATATTCAATCTATAAAATGTATTCGTTTTCATACTTCAAAAGAGGGGTATTATCTCGTGATTGAATACTATAAAGAGGTAATATCTAAGCCTAATCAACGAATATACCATGCAGCAGTAGATATAGGAATGGACGCTATTTTTGCAGCATACGTTGATACTCCAAATCCAAACTACAAGAATTTGGTTATTGATGGCGACTTTATTAAGGAAAGGAATGCTATCCTAAAGTGGAAAAGGTTAGCTCTTAAAAAAGACAATCCCAAAGCATGGCAAGAAGTTTTTGTAAAGCATAAGCGAGTTATTAAAGAAGCCTGCACCTTTGCCACAAAACGTCTTTTCGACTATCTAGCCTATGAAAATGTGAAAGAGGTATTTATAGGCGATTTTTTCGGCGTAAAGAAAAGACATTTTGCTAGTTATGATTTTCACGTTATGCCTTTTTATTACCTACGGCATAAAATAACAGACTACTCAAAGATATACGAAATAAAAGTTAATTTCGTGGATGAAAGCTATACCAGCTCTTGTTCTTTTCTCGACTATGAGGAAGTAAATGAGTTCAATGCGAATAAAGCTCGCAGAGTTCAAAGAGATTTATTCATCACAGACACCGGAATAGAACTTCACGCTGATCTGAATGGAGCAGGAAATACGCTCGCAAAGAATAAGGGGGTTGTATATGATAGGAAAAACATCCTAAATGGAACGTATAGGATTTCACTTTTCAAGAATAAGGGGAAAGCCACGAAGTAATGTTTTTACGTGGCTCTCATAGAAAGCGAACAAAAAAAAATAAAACTTGCTCTCTATATCTTTGGAACGTTTGACTAAGGGAACGACCCATTTTTTACTTTTCTGAAGCTTTTGCTTCAGTGAAAGTATGATATAATAAGGAAGTTTAAAGAAAGGTTAAAGTGTGGTGTAACAAGATGAATTATCTAAAATTTATTCCTATTTTTCTATTTACGGGCTTAGTTTTCTTTGTCGTAACAGACTATTTCAAGAGAGGTGAAAAAATTAAAGAACTCTCTACGGCAAACAACAACCTCAAGACTGCGGTAGAGCAAATGCAAGAGGACAGAGCTAAGTATGAGAAATATATGGAGGATAGGTTTTCTTTTCTCAAATCACAACAAGTGATATTCTCTTTGGAAAGACAAAAGACTGAAAAGAAAGTAGAAAAAATCCAAAAGGTTGAAGTAACCAATGATTGCGATTTTTCTGCATTCTTTAAGGATTTGGAAAGGGGCTTAAAATGAAAGCTCTCTTTCCTTTCCTTACCGCACTAATAATCCTTTCAGGCTGTGCGAGCAAGCCATTTCAAATAGAAACTCAAACAAAAGTCGTCAAAGACGAGTTCTATATAAATCCTGACGTGTTTTATGTGCCTATTACAGCCTTTCCGAAAATAAGAACTAATCAAGATACGGCAAAGGTAAAGCAATATATTAAGGATATTTTGTCTGAAAACATCACATTAAGAGATAGATTAACTTTCATAAAATCAGAGATTGAAAAATACAATCAAAGAGAGGTAAAATAATGAATAAAAAGATAGAAAAGACTGAAAAACTTCCTGATCCTGAAAAAGTAAAAAAAAGAGCTATGGAATTAAAAAACGTCCAAAAACTTCGCTTCATAGAAAAAACTCAAAATATGAAGCAAGCTAAAAGCGAATTCAAAGAGTATCAAGGTCAGCTTTCAGACAAGGAAATGTATTTCCTGTATTCGCTTCGCAGGAACAGATCAAACATTACCCGTGCATGCGAAATCATCGGGGAACCTCGAAGCTGGTATACCCGTTCTATCAAGAAAAACCCTTTGTTAGAGGAGTTAAAAAATGAAATAGACGAGGAGCTTTTTGATGAGGTTGAAAGGTCTTTCCTTGAGAATTGCGTTGAAAACAAGAGCGTATCGGCACAAATGTTTTTCTTGAGGACAAAATGCAAACACAGAGGGTATACAGATGATGTCGCTTCACAAAAAAGCGTAGTAGTAGATGAACTCAATTTTCAAGAGATAAAATGAGGGTAAGAGCAAACATTCAAGTATTGGGCTATCAGCAGAGGTTTCTTGAAAGCAAAGCTCAATACTCACTCTTTCTTGGAGGCTTTGGAAGCGGAAAGACGGAAAGCGGACTGCTTCGTTGTATGAAGTTTTGCTTCAAATATGGAAAAATCTTTCGAGAGAATAAGCTCGGAGTATATACGTTTGGAGTTTATGAGCCAACGTATGATTTGATTAAGACCATTTTATTTGGACGTTTTGAAGCCTTTCTTGAGAAAATGGGAATAGGATATAAGTTGAATAAAAGTGATAAAACTTTAACTATTCCTGAACTAAATTCGCAAATAATATTCAGAAGTCTTGAGGTTCCTGACAAAATAATAGGATACGAACACTCCGATTTTTGGATAGACGAGCTTGACACTCTCCCAAAGGACAAAGCTAGTCTATGCTGGAAAAAGATTGTGGCAAGGAATAGACAAAGCAAAAGAATTGTGGATATTCAAAAGGAACTTAAAGTAAGGAAAGACAAAAACTTCTCTGAAACTGAAACTCAATTTGACATTGACGAGCATAACAGCGGATTTGTAACTACCACTCCGGAGGGCTTTGGGTTTTGCTACGATACATTCGAAAATATACCGGAAAGACAGAAAGAGAAGTTTCAAACCTTTCGTGGAAATACTTCAGAGAACATATTTATAGATCAGTCTTACGTCTTGGATTTATTGAAACAATATCCTGAAAACTTACAAAAAGCTTATATTGAGGGATATTACGTCAATCTCGAAAACGATGTCGTTTACTATAATTTTAATAGGCACATAAACAAAATTAATATGGATATTGCTTCGGTTTTCCAAACTATAAGCGGTATGGAAAGGCTACTCCATGTTGGAATGGATTTCAACGTTGGAAAAATGAGTGCCACGATAGGAGTGCATAACAAAAATGATGATGAGGTGTATATCCTTGATGAAATAGCTAACGCATTTGACACGAACGATATGATTAGGATAATAAAGGAAAGATACCCAGACTATAAAATAAGAGTATATCCTGACGCTGCCGGAAATCAAAGAAAAACCGTAAATGCGAGTGAAAGCGATATATATCTGTTAAGGAAAGCCGGCTTTGAAGTTTCTGTCGGAAATACAAACCCTAGTATAAAGGATAGGGTTCTGGCAGTCAACTCTCTCTTTAAGAACGGCGAGGGAGTGTCTAGGTTGTATGTGAATACTGACAAGTGTAAAGAACTTTGCGAATGTTTGGAACAACAAGCGTATAAGAACGGAATGCCTGATAAAACGTCCGGAAAAGATCACTTACCGGACGCTTTGGGTTATTTTGTATATAAACTTTATCCTATTAGGAGGCAGTTATTCTTGTCCGTCAATAGCGGCAAAAACTAATCTACGAAGCTTTATGAGGCGGTTAGTCCAGCCGCTTAAAAATACTTTGTTATTTGCATTCATAATCACTCCCTTTAGGAACATTGCACGAACGATACAAGCACTGAAAAACAGATCATAGACCTCATCTTTGCTTCTTACCGCATTGATAGATGAGATAGTTCCATATCCAAGCACTCCGTCTACGGCAAGTATGTCTTTCCCTCTATAATGATTGTAGGCGGATTGCAAAATCTTATTTGCAGCGACCGGTCCACTATGGACGGCCGTATCAAAAAGGAAAGCTCTCATAGCAAAAGAGTTTATTTCAAAAATTTTGTTTTTATTGTAAAAATCTCTTTCATATATAGTATAAGCTTGCTCTAAGGTCAAATCTCTTATATTCAGATTTGGATAAGATGACTGACTAATTCCAAACTTTGTCAAACCGCCTTTGTCATTCTCATTGTCTGAAAGTCCGCCCTCAAGCTTAAGGGTAATACTAATGATATCCCTTATGTCTTTATTCATTTTTATACTCCTTTTTATGATATAATATAGGTATTATAACGTAAATAAGCTAACAAAAAGGAAAGAAAAATGGGTATAGCCAATATCGAGTTTCAATCTTTGGAACAAAGAAACTTTATGAAAAGTCTAAAAATCGTAAATGACCTTTATACTGGCAGTGAAGCTATAAAAGGAACGGGAGAATACCTAGTTAAGTTTCAATTAGAAACTCAAGATAACTTCGTAAGACGACTTCAGAATGCTTATCTATATAACTATTTCAAGAAAACTATCAATAACCTTACATCTATTCTTATTAGGAAATCGGCAATATTTACTATTGAAACTGAAAAGATGAGGTATCTCGAAACTAACATAGACAATCAAGGGTCATCTCTCAACAGCTTTTTGAAACTTGTAACTAAGAATGTATTAATTGACGGCATTTCGTGGATTTGGGCTGACGCTACTACGGCTCCTGAAAGTATGGATAAAAAATACGAACAGAGAGTTTTTTTGAAAAATGTTAAGGCTACACAAGTGCTATCCATAAAAACTGAAAATATAGGGGGGAGTAATATCCTCACGCAAGCGGTAATAAAGGAAAGCTACAAAAAATACACAGATGATTTTGCGTATAAGAATGTGGATAGGTTCATTGTTTTAAAACCAGATGAGATTGCGGTATATGAAAGAAATGGAGCAGGGTATAAAGAAATCTACAAAATACACAATGATTTGGGCTATATCCCTTTATATCCAATATATGCCGAGAAAACCGGTCTATATGCAAGTGAAATCCCTTTCCTTGATTTAGCATATTTGAATATAAAGCATTTTAATGAAACGTCAAACTATGACAATATCAAAACCCTTGCATGTGTTCCCGTTCCTTTAATTTTTACGGAAAACGAATTTGATGAGAATGAAGTTTTAAATAAAAGAGGGGTATCAATCGGCGTTTCTACCGCGCTTTCGTTCAAAGACAAGACGACACAAGGTTTTCAATGGAGCCAAGTAGACGCAGGTTGTATGCAAGAGCTTAGGGAAAATTTAAAAGACCTTGAGGACAAAATGGAGGGTCTTTCCTTTTCTATATTGTCGAGAGCCAGCTTCAATACAGCTACCGAAGCGGAAATAGCCGACAATCAATCAGGGCTATTCCTAATCGAGATCGTTCATTCTCTTGAAGATTGTTTTAGAAAATGCTTTCAAACCTTTTCTGACTTCACGAACATAGATATAAAATACAAACTAGACCTAAATAAGGACTTTAATTCAAGATTATTAAGCAAAGACTATATTTCTACTTTGATAGATTTGAGAGCTAGAAACCTCATCAGCACTGATACCCTTTGGAATACTCTTGTGAAAGGTGAAATAATTGACATCAAGGACTATGAGGCGGAAAGAGATAAAATCGCAAATGACGATCTTAATGCAATAAGCACAGGAATATAATAAGATGAACGATAGTTATTATCAAATAAGGAATGAAATCTTTTTTCAAAAGTTTAGGTATATGTCTATTGAGGATTTTGATAGCACAATATCTAAACTATTGAAAGACCTTTATGATAGATATATTTTGTCCTCGAACAATCTAATAGAAAGAGATAGATTAAAAGGCTTGTTGATAGAGAGCTTTCGTTTAGTAGACAAGCTTTACGAGCAAACTTATCAAGGTGCGGTAAAGGAAATAGCAAGCACTCTATTACTTTTTTCAGAGATAGAAAGCAGAAGCTTAGGAATAACATTAGCAACTAACCTTATGGATGAGGTTTTTAATGAGAAAAACGATAAGATATTCGGATATACCTTTTCGCAACTCTTTGGAGCTTCAAACACAAGGCTAAAAAATGCTATAAAGACTACCTTAGCTTCAAACATGGCACAAAACAGAAGCGTGCCTAAATATGAAAGCTCAATATTCGCTATGCAGGAAAGACAAAGCAGAGCTAATATCAGAACGGCTATTAGGACATATCAGAAAGTCTTAAGAGAAAAAGTGTCGAATGAGTATGATAAAGAACTGACTAAAGCAACCAATTTTTTAGGCTGGAAGTCTTTAGCTACTCTTGACGGACGAACTACGCCTATTTGTATCTATATGAACGACAAGTTTTATGAGAAAGAAAAATACGCTTCAAGAGAAAAAATACCCGAATTACCTCCGCGACATTTTAATTGTAGAAGCATTATTATTCGAGTATATAATTCAACCTATCTAAATAATGTAAGAGCAGCGGTAGGAGATAATGGAGGGGAAAGCATTAACCCTAACATTACATTCGAGCAATTTTTAAGAGCAAATCCAAATACGGCTCTACAACTCTTAGGGAAAGACCGATATGAGCTTTGGAAAGCCGGACGTATTAATATTAAAAGATTTGTGGATGTAGATCAGAATAGGTTTTTTAGTATAGATGAATTGAGAGAGATTTTATCGTAATCTCTTTCCTTTCATAGATTTTGGGTATATGTAATATACAAAAAATTGTTACACATTTTATCTCTCTTTCCTTAATCAAGCTTACTATCCAAAAAGAACAAATGTCATATTTTTTATATTGCTCTCTATATAATAAATAAAGTCTGATAAAGGAAAGAGAAGTATCTATGAAAGGAAAGGGAAAAGGATATATGAGGGTTTGTCTATGAAAGGAAAGAGGACTTAAATAAAAGTCCTCGCTGATTTCATAGTTCGGATAGTTTTTTCTTTTTTATTTAGGACTACTAGGATATGATACTCTCCGCAAAAATATACTTCCTCTGCTCTATGCGTATTGGAAAGCTTTTCTAAAGGTTGAAGTATTAGAGGGTGTTGTTTCTTTGGCATAGGAGTAGTTGCATAGCGAATACGATCATCAGCTAGGATATCTAAGCCTTGTTCTAATGTCTTGAAAGCCACTAGCTCATCTATGTATATGAAGTAAGGCTCGTATCTACCCCTTAATTCCTCTACCTCTCTTTCAAGCTCTCTGCATTTCATATAAAGTCTTAGATGATTTTTTGCACTCTTTGTGATATGCCTTTTACCCTCCTCGCAAGCCCAACTAGCAATAGTATCTCGTCCATAGTCTAGTTCAGCAGCAAGTTCTTTCCTAGATATATTATAGGCGTTGCAAATTACATTAACTAAATTGGCAGGGTGTTTAATAAGACTACGATATTTTTTCATGTCAGCTCCTTGTTTTCCCTAATTATAGCAGTTTTATGTATTTTTTACAAGAGTTCGTTTAAGCTTTCTGTTCGATTTTTAATTTTCAAATGAAAAATCGAGGAAGTGTAACCGCCCTATTTATCGGCATTCTCTATGTAGTTTGTATTGAAAACTGAACCTTAAATTTAACCTAATTTTTTGTGCATTTTAAGTTTAGACTAACTTTCTATTTTTCCTTAAATTCAATTTATTTTAAGTTTTCTGCAAAAATTGATAAAAAAACACGAGCAAATGCCGACAGCTACGGCGGTTACACTTGATTTCTTAAGTGTAACCGCCATTTTTAGGGCATTTGAAAACTTAAGAAAAACTGAAAGTGCCTAAACTACGGCGGTTACACTTCCTAAAACTACCCGTAACCGCTGCGCACCCCGTATTCTAGGGCATTCTACCTCTCCGGTTACGGGGTTACACCTATTTTCAATTTCTTAGTAAAAAAATTTTAATCTCTTAAGGTTCCTACACTCCACGTATATATAAAAATCTCCAACAGAAAAAAACACCCGTAACCCGTAACCGGTGTAACCGCCCTATTCTAGGGATTTTAAGCTTTTTCTAAGCAAATTAAGTGTAACCGCCCTATTCATCGATGTTTCGTGATTTTCAAAAACACTCAAATGCCCTAAACTACGGCGGTTACACTTGATTTAACGAACCTTTAATGATTAGTTAATATTTAGTTATTTTGTTACGTTTTGTAACATTTAAGACAATTTTACTCCGCTTAAGTTTTCTATGATTTTTGGCTTTTTAAGCTTATCCCAAATCTTAAGCCATTGCACCTTTTCCATACCGCAATATAAACACGTTCTAGTCAGATAAACTTTTCAACTCATATATACTCTCTTACATGCGGTATGAAGTAAAAGAGCTGCAAGATAGATAAAAATATGATATAATAGAAGTCATAAAAATCTTACTATAAAGGATATACACAATGTTAAAAGAATTGTTAGAGAAGCTTAAAGCCGCTAACATAGATAGCACAGAGCTTCAAGGTTTTATTTCAAAATATCAGGCAATGGAGCAAGAAGTCAGTCAATCAGACAGCAAACTATCTGCTCTCACAAACGAGTTGAAAAACACAAAAGGTAAAATAAATTCAATCTACAAAAGAATAGGCGTAGATAAGGACGAGGACTTAGATAATAAACTAAAAAGTTTAAACAACAACAATAACAATAACAACTCAAAAGAGATAAAAAATCTCGAAAACCTTATTCGAGAGAAAGAGAAAGAACTTCAAACCCAAAAGGCTTCTTATGAGAGCGCTCTCTTTGATAAAGATCTCAACCTTGAACTTTACAAACGTTCTGCGGCTCTAAATACTATAAATAAAGAAGCACACTCAATCGTAATTCAAAAAATCAAAGAGGGCGCCGTTCTTGAAAACGGACAAATCGTCTATAAGAATGAGGACGGAACATTCATCAGAAAGAATGGACTTCCTCTTTCCATAGACGACAAAATCACAGAGCTAAAAACCGGCGATATGTCTTTCCTTTTTAAGAATGACAGCAAGAATGGAAGCGGTGTTACAAGCGGTGATTTATCACAGAAAACAACAGCCTCTACAAACACAGAGGGAATGTCTGATTTTTCAAAAACTTTCCTTGATAGAGCAAAAAAAGCAAATATCAATATAGATTTTGATAAAAATTAGTTTTTTTATGATATAATGTAAGTGTTGAAAGACTTAGAATAACTTTGTTCCTTTGAGGAACCAACTCCTTACCCTGAAAAGGTGTCAGCTCCCTTTTCAGGGGTTTTTAAATTAAATAAAAAGAATGATAAAAATCTAAACGAAAAGGAAAGACAACATGAAAATTACTCTTAGCTCCGTTTTGACCCGAAGTCTTTGGACTGCTAAAGATATTCTCGGCTCAAAACCTATCACAAAACTTTTGGACTCTGGCATTATCACAGAGGACGAACAGATTTCAAATCTAATTGCTGCTTTCGGCGGCGGTGCAAGCGTTTCTATCCCTTATATCAAACGTCCGGTGTTTTCTGAAGCTGCTATTGGAAACGATAGCGATACAGCTATCACTCCTACGGGATTAAGCGAAGTTGAGGTAAAGGCTTGGATAGGATTTTTTAACAAAGCTTTCACAGAGAAAGACATCGTGAAATATATCGGCATAAGTCCTGACCCAATCTCAAAAGTTCAAGACTTTTTCGGAGAGTTTTGGAGCCAACAAATCCAAAATCAGCTTGTTAATACCCTAATCGGCTGCATGAAAGCCAACAAAGCGGACAACGCCGGCGATAACATTCTAAAAGAGGCTACAAAGCAATTCAACTATGATACTCTTGTAGACGCCCTTGTTCTTGCAGGCGAAAGAATGGACGAGTTTGACTTGTTAATCATGCATCCAAAAACAAAGGCTGTCATTAAGAAAGCGAACAAAGAGCTTTTCAAAATAGTTGATTTCGAGAACGGCGCAAAATACGAGCTATATGACGGCAAACAAGTTATCGTTTCTGACCTTTGCCCGGTAGACCCGACAGACGGCGTAACTACTTTCATTGTCAAGAGGGGAGCTTTCCTTTTTGCACCTGCAAACGTTGAGTTCCCTATTGAGGAACAACGCGACGCAAAAAGCGGAAACGGCTCTGGCGAAACAACAATCATCTCTCGCATGGGATATATGCTTCATCCAAATGGATATTCATATATCAAAGGACAGCAAGCTTCTGTTTCTCCAACTCTTGCCGAACTCGCAGACGCAAAGAACTGGAAACGTGTAGTAGAAAAAGAACAAGCTCCGTTCTTAGCTATTCAGACAAAAGCCTAACTCACAAAGGAAAGAGATACCCTCTCTTTCCTTTCAAAAACTCTTACAAAACAAAATGAAAAAACACTACGTTTTCTACAATTCCATAGAGAAACCCGAAATAAGGAAAGACACAATCATTGCAGGAATAGATCAATCTTATTCTCATACGGCGATTACTATCGGGAGGAAAGACACAATTCTAGCTGTAAAAACAATTCAAACTACTCCAACTAAGCCTATCGAATTAAGAGCGATAGACATCAGAGATTTCATTCTTACCGCATTAAAAGAATATCAAGTTCAGCACGTCATAATCGAGGGTCTAGCTTTCTCATCAAATCAAGCTTCAGCTAAACAATTAGCCGGACTTCTATTCATCGTTATTAGTAGTTTGTATGATAATCATTATCAGTATAGCATTATCCCTCCGTCAGAACTCAAGAAACACGCTACACAAAAAGGTAATGCAGATAAGGTAGAAATGATAGAAGCAATCCCAAAAGAAATAATCCAAATCCTAGAAAATCTTTCAAACAAAAAATCGACCCAAAAACTTTTTTACGATATATCTGATAGTTACCATTTATATTCACTTTTTCTTTAGTTTTATGATATAATATAAACATATATTCTAACACAAAGGATTTTCTGATGAATAAAAATGACATCATTGCAAAACTACGTGAGCTAGGCGTAGAGGTAGATGAAAAGGCTTCGGTTGCCGTTTTAAAACAACAATTAGCTGAGGTTACGGGAAATGCTAATATTGATGATAATCAGGCTGATGACAAGCAAGACGGCGAGGAAAAAGAGCAAGGCAATAACGCAAACACTAATGTCGAGAATAAAGATGAAAGTAAAGACAAGGAAATAGTTGAGGAAAGCTCTGACGGGATATTTTTGATAGAGGGAAAATATACTTCAAAATACCTCAACGGAAAAGTGTTTGTAAATATCAACGAAGCTTTGCGTGAGAATGCAAAGGCGATAAGAGCAGTAAAAGGCAAATAATGACCCCTTATATTTCTATTGACGAATTGAAAGAGATAGTCAAGGACTATTCTGCTCTAATCAAGATAGATATAGAAAGACATTCTGAAGCGGCTCTAACGGAGTTTTGTAGAGCCGCCACTCTAATTCTTGACACTACTTTCGACTTCAAAGGCGAAAAAGCTGACCCGAAACAAGAAACGGAGTTTCCTAGAAAAGACGCTCCCGATCTTTCCATACCGCGAAATATAAAGCTCGCTACGGCATATATAGCTTCTTTCGTTGCAAAAGGCGATATAGCTACGATAGTGGATACTCAACTTCAAACAAACGTTCATAGGGAAAAGATAGATGTCCTTGAGATAGAATATTTTGATAGGACGGCAAATCAAGGTGCGGTAAGGAAAAGCTTTACAGAACATCCATACTTGTTTAACCTCATCAGGTCTTTCCTTTCAAACGAATTTTTAAAAGGTCAGAGCCAAAGACCTATAAACATTCCTTTAGGGAGAGCATAAAAATGGCTAATTTTTCACAAATTGCTTTAAGACTTATCAATCAATATGGAAGTATTTGTGAGATAGAGAATAAGGAAAGGTTAGATTTTAACCCTGAAAGCGGAGAGTATGATTTTAAAATAGTTAAGGTTGAAACCGCTTTCATAAACAAATCTAACGTTTATAAAATTGAGATTAAAGACGATTTATTTCAAAAAAAGACCTCCTTTGGTATTATTATTCCTTATAATACTTTTTTAAAGGAAAGCTCTATAATCAACATAAGGAACGAGAATTTTAAAATCATAAGCAAGAAAGACATAATGGATAAAGACAAGGCTGTTATATCTATACTTGAACTAGAAAAGGTATAAAGTATGGATATAAAAGACTTTTCAGCCGAACTGATTATAGGAACGGCACAAGCGGAGTTTAAGACAAACATTCCGGAAGCTTTAGATGAATTAAAGCAAGAATTAACCATATCTACGCCGGTTGATACTGGAAATCTCCGTGATAGCTGGCAAGAAGCAGAGCGGATAGACGACAATACTTTTAGAATAATAAACACGGCTGAATATGCTAGTTATATATTCTACGAGGGCTTAAACGGAATACCTAATTCAAAACAGCTCCCTGACGGAATAGAGCCGGTTGTTTTGAACTGGATAGAAAGGCATAGACAACAAGATGAAAAATAAAGAAATATTTACAAAAGTCAATCAATTTTTCAAAGACGAGTGGCATGATAGTGAAGTAATATTTGATACTTCAGATGAAAAAGAACTTTCCGTTCCCGAAAAAGGAAAGCCATATATTAAACTCTCTTTCCATTCAGGGGAAACTAAACAGCTTTTTATAGGCAATGACGAAAAAGACTTTCAGTATCAAACATTGCTCTTTATTCACATATATGCAAAAACAAAGGCTGAAATGCTAGAACTTTTTGACAAGGTTTCAGCATTAAATATGAAAAGGTATCAAGATATAAGATTTAAAACAGCTTTGATAGGAACGACATCAAATCAAGTAGGGTATTTTAAAACACACATCAGCTTTTTTTGTCGAAAAATTATGATATAATGCCTAATAAAAAAAATCAATAAAAATGAAAGGAAAGAGATATGCAAAGAGAAGCTTTATCAAACTCTAATTTAACCTATAAATTTGCTTTTGAAAAGAATTTCGGCGAACTAATAAAAGGAGACGATGAAGCGAAGTTTCAGAAGTTTAAGCTTGCCTCATCGTCTATATCATACTCACAAAATGCCGTAGATAGCGAGCTTTTTGGAGGAACGAGAGCGCCATCAAAATCGTCAAAAGGAAACGTTGAGGTTTCAGGAAATATCAAGATCGGAGTTGATAATACTCAATTCGGCTTTTGGGCTTTAGCTCTTTTAGGCAAGTATAAGTTCACAAAGAACTTTCAGGGAACAAAACATAAGCACTCTTTCACGATTTCAAAGAAAGCTTTGCCGTCTTTGCAACTTGAAAAATCTTATGCGGGCAGTCCAGTAACATACAGAACTACGGGTATAAAAGCGAACACAATGTCGATTGAGTTTGGAGGCGAGGGCGAAGTTTATGCGACTATTGATATGATAGGAAAGAACGACTTCTTTTATCCTTACCGCACAAATGCAACGTTCAAAAAGCTTGCGGCCGCAGCTAATCTAGGCACGACTGAATTAACTTTCGCTGATTTAGATAAACTTGATGTAAATGATGTCATCACGATTAAAAAAGAATTAACAACACCGGCACAAGCTTACAATGTATATGACACAGCGATAAAACTCACAAGCGTGGCTTCAATATCAAAAAATGATTTCATCGATATTGAAAATGCCGGAGCATATCAAGTAAAAGCTGTAGTTGGAGATATAGTTTATCTTTCACGCGGTTTAGAGTTTGCAATTACAAACGCTTCAAAAGTGAGTTTAGTATCTCAACAAGTAACGATAAAAAGCAAAGATACAACAGCTAAAAAAATCACAATAGATGAGCCGTTAAAGACAAACTTAGCCATTACTGACGGAATATTAACAGACGACAAAACAAGTCAGCTTTCTTATGGAACGACATTCGAGCAATTTGATGTTACTATCAAAAGTCAGGATAACAGCGGTATATCAAGCACGGTTGAGAAAGCTACAATAAACTTCAATAACAATGCCGAGGGAAAACGTCTTATAAAAGATAAAGGCTCATTAGGCAAAATCACAGACGGAAAGGTATCTTGCACTATTGAAATGGATTTAGTGCTAGACCCAGAGAATGCTTTGTTACTAGAAAATGCAAAGAACGACACAATCTTTGACCTTACCCTTTCTGCGGTAAATGGAAAAGGAGATAGCATTTCTTTCGTATTTGCAAAAGGAACCCTTACTCCAAAATCGCCGTCTGCTGAAAGTCCGGGTGCCGTTTCAGTGAGCTTAACATATTCTCCTTTCGAGGAAAATAATAATGAAGCGGTAGAGATAATCTTGATTAATGATAATGTTACACCTTACGGAATAAGCGAGTAAAACAAAAATGACTAAGTTTTTGCTACAACTCTTTCAGGACAATAGGTATGGAACATACTCTCAGTCAAAATTTTGGAGCAATGTAGCAAATCTGATTGCGACGATAGTTTTCGTCAGACACGCGTTTATGAGCGAACTTACCCCCGAAATGCTGGCTACCTATATTTCACTTGTAGGGCTTCAGCGTTTAGGGGCAAAGTTCATTGATAACAGAGAATTTTATTTCAACAATAGAAAAAGGAACGAGGAGGATATAATATGAAGTTAAAAACAACGCTTCAACACACTACAATAACAAATAAGGATTTTGATAAAGAAAGCCCTTACGCTAAAGAGCCGTTTTCGGTAACTTTCACAGAGCTTTCATCTCACGAAGTTATGATCGCTTCAATTCCATATAAAGACGTAGATATGGACGACATAAAAAATTTTAAAGATGTTTTAGCTTTGAATACTGAACTTTTTGTAAAATCAGTAGTTACTTGGGAAAACATTCAAGATGAGAATGGAAATGACCTTGAATGCAATGATAAAAACAAACGTGCGATATTTAATGTTTCATCTGATTTTTGTAATGATTTAATGAAAAAGGTTTCTGAAAAAAGAAAAAAACTTAAAAAAAAATAATATCTAATATTCACTATACCCTTTTCAATCAGGGCATTTGTGAGAAATGTCAAGCGATGACGCTTAAGCAAGGAAAGACATCCCCTTGCGAAGTAACTCAAGTAAGCGAAAGCCAAAAACATCTCTATGAAAGGAAAGACAATTCAAGCTCTTTCCTTTGCAAATATTTCTGTGATACGAAAGACAATCCGTTCTATCAACAGCTATCTAACATAATCCTAAACTCTCTTTCCTTTCGAGACGGCTTCAACGGAAACCTCCAAATACCTTTCATTAGACAATATTTATCAGATTTATCATTCTCTGAAAGCGAAAAAGACTTCATTTTTGCTATAATTCAAGAAGTAAATCAGAGTATCGAAAAAAGGAAAGACAAATGAAATTTTCAGTAGATATTGACTTCAAATCGCAAGGCTCACAAAAGGTTGAGGAAAACATAAACAAGGTTAGACAAGGGTTTGATGAACTAAAGGAAAAGGTAAAACAAGCTCAAGCTAACATAAAAGAAGCCTATAAGCAGAATGACAGAGAACTCGCTAATCTTGCAAAGAATGCAAAGAAAACGGCTAATGAAACCGGAAAAGCTTTTTCAGGCTCGGCTCTTTCTATCAAAAAAGTCGCAGGAGCAGTAGTTGCCGTAATTGCTACTATCAAAACATATCAAGCCGTAGTGAATGATTTTCTTTTAGGAAGTATAAGAAACTTTTCAGCTATTGAAGCCGCTGAAGCTAAAATAAAGACCTTAAGCAATTCGGCTGAAACAGCTCGAAAAGTCGTGAATGATATGAAAGCGTTTATGAAAGAGAATGGAGGCTCTTTCGAGTTCAAGGATATAATTGAAGCACACAAAAAAGCTGTGTCAGGCGATATGTCTACCTCTACCGCAAAGATGAAAACGTGGGGAGATACAGCGGCGGCAAACGATAAAAGCCTAAGCGATACTATCGGTGCGGTAAGCGACGCAATGATAGGAAAGTTTAAAGGACTTAACGACTTCGGTATAAAAGCAAGAGAAAAAGGAAAGCAAGTCTTGCTTGAATGGACTGACGATCTAGGGCAAGTTAGAACGACGATTGTTGAAAATAATAGACAAGCCATTGAAAGCACTCTTGGAACAATATTTGACGCTAAATATGCAGGTGCTATGGAGGAGCAAGCCGGCACTTGGACTGGCATTATAAATCAAATGAAAAATCAGTGGGAGGTTTTTAAAGCTGATGTAGGCGAAAAATCAGGGCTATTTGACGGGGTTAAAGACGCACTATCCATTGTTTCAGATGAGTTCAAAAAAATGACACAAGATAGTGAGTTTATGAACCTATTATATAAGGAAATTCAGAACCTCACAAATGAAGCAATGTATGCTGCCGGCGTTATCTTACAAATCCCGCTTAAAATAAAAGAGCTTTACACAAAAATAAAAGTGTATATGGTAAGCGTAGTCGAATATATACTTGTAACAATAAACGAAGTGCACATTAAGTGGAACAAGCTTATGCAAGGAATGCTCGACAATATGCGTTTCCTCGACAAGATTTCAGAAACTTTTGGAGGAAGCTCATTTATAGACAATACTATAAATAGTTACTCTGAAAGCACAGATGTAGCTTTAAAAAAGATAGAAATATATAAGAAAAAAGCTATCGAAATGAGAGATGAATTTTCTGATATGTCAGAAGACGTAGTCTATCAGTTCACCCAAAAACTTGCTACTATGGGCGAAAGATTTAAAGTTCTTTCAGGAAATGATGAAGCCGCCAAAAAAGCAAAACAAGAACTTAAAGAAACAGAGGAACGCACAAGAAAGGCAAAAGACGAGCAAAGGCGACAAGAACGCCATAATAAGCAAATGGCTATCCCGAATACTATTATCGGGTCTATGGATAAGTATAAAAGCCACGAGGACGTTCTTAAAGACAAGCTCTACTACTATCAACAGATGAAAATGTATCAAGAGGCGGCAGCCATTGAGATACAGCTCTACAAGAAAGAGCTTTCCGAAAAAAGTCTTTCTAGCTCGGAAAAATCTGACCTTGTAGCGGTAAAACAGAAAGAGCTTCAAAAGCAATATAGAGATTATATAAATCAGCAAAAGTCTTATCAGATTGAGTATTTTGAAAAGACGGGAAACTATTCCGAAGCCAAACAAAATCAAATGGCTATATACAAAGACGAGCTTATTGAAAAGAACTATACTATTCAACAACAACAAGAGTTAGAAGCCATAAAAGCGAAAGAACTTGACAAGTCCTATAAAGAAATGGCTGAAGCTCGTCTAAATGAACGTTTGGATTTACAAGCGGGTTTCGAGCAATATATGCTTGAAGTCAACAAGGAAATGGCTGACTATGCAGCAAAAAGTCGTGAAGTGATGTTTGGAGTGCAAGACGCGCTTACATCAGCATTCAACACGTTTTTTGATAGCGCTTCAGAGGGCTTTTTGAACTTTAAAGACCTTGCAAGGAACACTCTCACGGGCATTTTGCAAAGCATTCAGCAAGTGATAACTCAAATGATTGTAATGAAAACAATTCAATCCACAATGAGTTACTTCGGATATGGAAATGCAGTTGGAGGAAGCTATGCTAATGGAGGCGTTTTTGAAAATGGACGACTAATTCCGGTCAGAGCATTCGCTACCGGAGGAATTGTTAGCTCTCCAACATATTTCAATACTACTCAAGGACTTGGAGTTATGGGCGAAGCAGGTGCCGAAGCTATTATGCCTCTTACTAGAAAGAACGGCAAATTAGGCGTTCATGCAAGCGGTATGGGAGGAACGGCAGTCAATGTGATAATAAACAACAACTCATCATCCGCTACCGCTATTGGAAGCCAAGATCAAAACGGCAATGTAAACATTGATATAATCGACAAACAGCTTGCCGATAGGTTTATGAATGGACGTAGCGATACGCAAAAAGTAATGTCAGGAATGTATAGAATGGAGAAAATCTAATGTTAAATAAAGAATTACAAGATATGTTTTCGGGAAAATCAAGAGAAACTTTAATTGAAACTTTGCAATTTTCACACCCAATGTTAGAGAACGATATATTCGTTGTCAAGCATCCGAACCCGTTGGAATTGAAACTAGAAAACAATCTGACAAGGGTCTTTCAACCCTCTGTCTTTCTCGTGAAAATCCCGAAGTATGAAGACAATGCGAACCTTGATATTCAGATAGCTTTCCCGATTATGAATTTCGAGCATATTTCACTCGTAGATAAAATACTTAGAACCTCATCGGACAAGATAACACTTTTATATCGTTTTTACATTTTAGAAAACAGAGATTATCCAGCAATTCAGGCTCCATTCAAGTTCGAGATAGTTCAAGGAATGATAGACGGAACCTCTATCGTTCTTAAAGGAAGTTTGCTCCTTTCAGTCCAAACAAAAACGCCTGCGTTAAAAATGACTTTAGATAATTTGCCGGGGTTAAAGTATGAATAAGATAGAACAAGCCCTCACATTCAAATACGACAGAACCGCTTTCTTTCTTAAAGACGGAAAGGTAAATTGTTCTGGACTTGTTTGTTTTTTTTCAGAACCTTTTAACGAATACTGCAAAGATATTTTTAACAACTCTGAAAATTGGCTAAGAGCTAAAAAGGTAGAAACAGATATTTTAGACTACAATTTCGTTCCTATAGATATTTCAGAAGCTACCTATGGCGACATTATCCTTGTAAAAGCGGACAAATCAAGGTTTTTTACTCACGTAGGGTTTTTTATAAACGAATATGATATAATTCATGCAAAGGACGAAAACTCAAACGTCTGTATTACGGACGTTCTGACTTTCATCACTGGCGTAGATGAGGTGCTTGTCTTAAGATATATATGAAAGGAAAGAGAGAAATGAGGGTATATTACAAAACGCTTTCAGTTGATATAGGAAAGGAAAGCGGAGTAGAATGTATGGACTTAGAAAGAGGTTCCCGTCTAGTTGATTTATTGCTTGTTCTCTTTCCGCAAGGTTTTGAAAGAAAGACAGATGTTTATGTGAATAATGAGTTAGTGGAAGTAAAGGATTATGATATTGAATTAGATGAAAGCGATGTCGTAGTAATAGATCAACGTCCTAGATATACATATATAGCACAAATATTAATTATGATTGTTATAAATGTCGTTATCTCGCTAATTATGAAAAAACTTAACAAGCCAAAGAATGTCGATAGCTCTACCGGACGAAGTATTTATACCTCGAATATCAATCAAATTATGTCAAATATCGGTGCACCTTTTCCTATTCAGTATGGACGAGTAAGGAGATACCCAAATCTCATAGCTCCTCAATTCTCTTTCTTTCACGGCAATGAGGAATATGTCGTCATCCATACCGCATTGGGAGTGGGTCAATACAAGATACATGATACTTATCTCGACAAAACCTCGAATGCGAACCTCGATACATATCACTATAAGGATAATGACCCAAAATCACAGCCATTGAAGTTTTGGACTTTCCTTGATAATCCAAAGAACAATAAAAATATTCATAGAGATTTTAAAAAATCTTTTTCAAGTATCGTTCCTGAAAGTTATCTTGGATATATAACATATCATTGCGAAAACATCAATTCGTTACAATTTAATAAAGGTGCAAGGATATATTGGCACACAATCAACGATAAAGGAACAAGAATAAATCAGGTTGTAGTTAATCTTACCTTTCCGGGAGGGTTATATACAATCTCATCGAAAGGCGAGTTTGAAAGTGCTAGTGTAGCGGTAGATATAGTATTGCTTGAAATTGACGATGACGACAGAGAAACGGGATTTAGGAAAATTATCGAACATACCTTTGAGTTTAAGGATAAAACCGCCATTCGACAAACATTCAACATTCAAAATCTAAAAAGCGGTCGCTATAAGATAGGTATATTTAGAAACTAAAAAGGAATATAATATGGGAAGTAAGCATAAGGGCGGAAAGACAGACCCACAGACGCAAGATGACATGATGATAAGCTCCGTGTATGGCTTTGACACTACACAAGATAGCTCAAAGCTAAACGAAGTTTCTACAGCCTCTTTCCTTTTACAAGTAAGTTCAAAAACAAGTTCAGCGTCTGGGCTAAAAATAAATGTAGATTGTGAGAGAACTGATGTCGGCGATACGCTGTATGACTTCATTACAGACATTTGGACTAATAAGCGGTATGGAATGAATGAGAAGCTTGAATACCTTGAAATGAGAGGACAACTCAAAGAAAAAATCTCTCTGCTCCTTGATACTCAAGAAACAGCTTACGACCAAATCACGAATGTATTGAAAAGTTTCGGCTATCTTTTTTACCCTTTCCTTACGAAATTTATCATAAAAAAGAAAGAGCCTCAACGATACAATAAGATGATTTTCACATCAAAAAATACCTCTAAAATAACCTTTACTTATGCCCTAAAGGATAGGTATGAGGAAAGCAGAGGTTTAATGGGTAGATATTTGAAACAAGGCGAAATTGTCTACTCGAACTACTATTTTCCTGAACGAATGGATAAATACGAGGAAGTTATGCTTTATGGCGTTTCTGACGAGGACACGGCAAGGAAAGCTATTCGTGAACTTTACTTTCAATCGGCAAAGGTTGTCAAAACAGCTACTATCGAAACTTCATTGATAGGAATAATCCCGGAATTGAACGACAGAGTTGGAGTAGCCACAGAATATATAGACGGAAACTACGTTTGCGAAGTAACAGAAATAAGCAGCAATAATATAAGGATAAATCAATCATTCGACTTTAAGGAAAATGAAAATTACTTTTGCCAAATAATAAATGTAAAAGACGGAAGTCAAAGATACCCGATTGTAAAAATCGTAAATCCTAAGAAATTTACTAACTCTTTCTCAATAGTAGAAAGCGTAGGGGAAATAAATATAGATGACGGAATAGTCGTGATGATAGGAAATAAGAAAGAGATAGTAGAACCTTACATCGTAAAGAATATTGAGCTTTCCGAACTCTCGTTCTCTACCGAAAAACCTATTACGGCCACACTTTCTTTGCAGGAGTATGTAGAATGATACACGTAATGCCAAAAGAACTTATAAAACTGACTAATGCAGAGTTTGACGTAGTGTTAGGATTTAGTCTAACAAGATTTTTCGCAGGATATCAGAAAGACTACTTCTTTTCAGGCTTTACACCTATCGAGGTTGTCATGCAGTATACCAATGAAGAAATGTTTTTATTTTCAACTTTCTTTAAAGAAGTGCTGAAATATGGAACGGAAAGTTTTAGAGCTGATTTGAATATAGGTTTTGGAGAGAAAGAGTATTTAATTAAGCAAACTCCTAGAGCTTCAATTTTGGAAGCAGACATATATCAAGTGAAGCTAAGTTTAGTTCAGAAAGACAGCGAACAAGATGATGAAGCTAGTAGGATTTTAAGAGCTTTAAGGAATATCGAAAGGAACTTGCAGGACATAAACCTTTTGACGTCAGCAAATGTCGAACCGGATTTTTCAGAAAAGAGAGTATGTTTAGCATTGATAAATTTGTATAATCTCGTGTCAATAGACGATATAAACGAGTTTAATAAATTTAACTCATTAACAGACCGCCTAATTTCAAACTTAAAGGAGCTATTATGATTGAAACTAGCCAAATCCCCTTTCCTTTCATACCGCAGGTTGAAAACTACTCATATACTGAAAGTGATTGTTTCGTTTTTAATGACGATCTAAATACGCTCCCAAAAAGCAAGCTCAAAACTCAAGGGAATGCTACCTCTACTATTAGCCTGACGTTAGACCCAGACGAGTTCAATGAGTTCCTTGAGTATGTGCTTAGTGAGCTTAATTGTGCTAGAAAATATTTTTATATGAGCCTTGATGTGAATGGAAAATATGAGAAAAAGAAATGTGATATAATAACAAATCCAAAAGTATCTTTCAATGGAGCAAGATACGAAGTTAGCTTTGATGTGGCTATAATATAAAAAAGGAAAAGGTAATGACGGCTGAAACTTTAGACAAACTGAAAAAATTTTCTAGCGATTTAGACTTGTTTTTGACAACTCACGAAACACAAGACGTAGTGCTTTCAGACGGAGCTATCATTCCGTCCTATAGGAAGTTTGCGAAAGAAAAGTCATTAAAGAATGCTAGGAAATGGAATGCAGACTACACCTATGACGCTGGGGATGTTGTGTCGGAAAGCGAGAAACTATATCTAGCTCTTAAAAACACTCGCGAACCTCTTTCAAATAGAACAGACTGGAGGCTCATTGAGAGTGCGAGCGATATGCAAGGAACGGGTCTTTCCGCTTTCTGCTCGTATGACACACTGACGAATGAAATCGTTACATCTAGGAATATTCTTTCCATAGTTCGCCCCTCTACTGATGAAATCCATATTATTGTGGATAATGCTATTAGAGTAGGTGCAGGCAAAAAATTGATGTGGGCTTTTTCGTATGAAAGTATCTATATGGACGAGAACCTTGCAAATATTCCAAATGAAAATCAGCCTAGTTCGTTTTATTCCATTTATGGCAGGTGCTTCCATAACAATGATAACACGATAAAGATATTGCTAAATTTATCCGTAGCAAAACATCAGCCGATCTTGAACTTTATTTTTCTTAAAACGGAGGATTAAAAATGAGCGAACTTGTAGAAAAATTAGAAAAATTATCAGTAGAGTTTAATGACATACTTTTTTCAGAACTTCCAAAAACTGAAAAAAACATTGAAACATTAAAGGGAATGGCTGATAGATATCCTCAAAAGACCGGACGACTTTGGGATAGCACAATCACATATATGATAGGCGATATTGTTACCTTTGGAATTACGCTTTATATTTCAAGGCAGGATAACAATCTTGGGAAAAATCCTAGTTCCACTCCTGATTTTTGGAATCCGGTAGTGTCTGAAGCTTTGGAACGAGGACAATTCTACGTTACCGCACTTGCGACTTTCAATAGAAGCGTCGGCGGTTCAGGAGCAATAGACCTTTCAAAGCTCAAAATAGTTTCGGCTTGGAACATAAACGCATTGATATATGGAGGAGCTACAGACGGCATCTACAAAGTCGTTATATCGCCGAATGCCGGTATCATAGATACAAACTATCTAATAATGATTTCAGACCCGTGCTTCTACGGACAATCTCTTTTTCAAAAGTCCGTTTCAGTCGTGTCGTTCATAAACGTGATACAAAAAACGAAAGAATATTTTCTTTTTAAACTTCCCCTCCTTTCAGCTAGACAAGAGGGACTTTTTCAGATAGCCATTATTACACAAAATCAATAAGGAAAGGGAAAGACTATGCTTCAATACGACGTAAGTAAGATAATAACAAAAAAGACTGATGATTTAACGAAGTATCTCCGTGCAGACGACAAATACAAAAATGGAGGAATAAAATCTTTTCAAGCCACTATTTCTCAAAGTATAAAAAGCTTTGGGAAAAAATGGCTGGCTACTCAAATCTATGAAAAGGGCGATATAATTAGTTTCAACGGCTCATTATACATTGCACGAGAGTATAACATAGGGAAAGACCCGTTAAAATTTCCTATCTTTTGGCAAGCTCAATCTATTCCATTCGCTTCAAATATAGGAAAGGTAAAGGCGGCTTTAGTTTGCGATACGAACGGAAATATCATAAAATCATTCAACATCAAAGCCGTAGCCGTTGATAAATACTATATGACGCTTTATATCACATTTCAAAAAGACATAGGCGACACTTTCTGTATGCCGATACTTTCCGTTCCTGAAATCCCAGAACTTTCTCAATCTACGGCATTTTTCAAAGCCTTTTGTCCGGCTTCAAGCGGAACGGGAATAAACATTTCTGTCTTTCAAGTTATGACGAATTTCAACACCCGTATCGACAAGTCAAAGTTCAAAGAACCTCTAACTATTTCTATGATTATTTATGCAAACTCTATCACAGAAATATAAGACTTTATGCTATAATTATTGTCAGAAAATAAAAATTAAAAAAGGAAAGAAATATGGATAAAAGATATTTTGCATATATCGATAGGAACGACAGAAATATCCTATATCAAGCAACTTTTGCTCCGGGAGTAGATGTCGATGAGGTATTAAAAAATGACGACAACTACATTGAGATATTTTTTGAAATGGAAAATGGAAAAGTATATACTCTTGAAAATGGACTTGCCGTAGAAAATAAAGAAATAAAACGAGAGCGTGATGAAAGAGCGGTAAGGGAAAAAATCAAGATGATGATTGAAAGCACAAACAAATATATGATGTCTGACGCTTCTCTTTTTTATGACGCAGACTTTCTTAAAGCTATAAAAAACTTCAGAAAAAAACTAATGGAAATCTACAAAAATGATGACGATATTTCAGCTACCGCACTTCCTGAAATGCCTATCGAGAAAGGAGTGTTCGATGGCATTCAATAGAAAAAAGGAAGACAACGATCAATTCACATCCCTATCAAAAGACATGGATTATCTCAAAGAAAAAGTTGATGATATTCAAGGCGCTATAAAAGGTATAGTGGAGATTTCAAAACAGCAAATCAAACATGAAGCTCGAATTGAAACTATGGAAAAAAATATTTCAACGATACTTGAACTCCCAAAAAGAATGCAGGAGCACGATACGAAAATAAATAGCATTTTTAGCGATGTTTCAGAGATAAAACGCACGAACCAAAGAATTTCTTTTTGGATTACGACAACTCTTGTCGGACTTCTAATAACGTCCGTGATTTCGGCTATCTCGTTCCTCATAATGAAAGAGATAGGAAATTAAAAGTAAATGAACCTATGTAAAATTAACATAGGTTCATTAGAAAATTCAGCTAGGTTTAAAAAATAACCTGCTACAATACTTCCAATTCAACAAAGGAGCTGACAATGAAAAATGAAAAAGTCGAGAACAACAATTCTCAAGAAAAAACACAAGAAATCCCGTTCCTTGAAACATTTCAAGCAAACCTACAAAACGGCGTTCTTGACGCAAACCTTAACATATATTTTGACCTTGTCAGGGAAAGATATATCCTGATTGACAAAGCGTCAAAAAAAAAGAAAGAGCTAACTGCTCAAGGCGCCGACAAAAAAATTTCAGAAGTTTTGATAGCAAACGGCGAGGACGTAAAAAAATCTACAAAACTTTTGAAATACATCAAAAATATCAACCTTGTTTTTGACTTTGATAGGCTTGAATATTCTTGGAAAGACGATACTGACAGAAGTGCCGGTTTTATAAATGACTTTGATATAGGAAAGACAAAACTTGGACTGATATATGATATTGCAAAGAAAGAGGGAAAAGGCGGAGAGGGTCTTTTCAATTTGAGGAATAATTGCCCCTATACCTATCTTTTGCTATCGAACCTTTTAGAGTATAAAGATGACTATGTGTCTTACTTTATTAACTATATCGCAACATTTATCCATACTAGACAAAAAATCAGGACAGCTATAATGTTTTCAGGCATTGAGGGTGCAGGAAAAGGTATTCTCATCGACAATATTCTTGCTCCAATCTTTGGCTACGAATATACCGCAAATATCCTTGCAAGCATGCTAAAGAGGGAATTCAATTCTATGTTAGAGAATAAGCTTATTGTGAACTTCAACGAGTTTTCAAGCGACTTCCACGCTCAAGATAGTGCTACACAACAACTCAAAAGTATAATTACGGATAACACTTTAGTCATCAACAATAAGGGTGTAAAAGAATATGCGATAAAGAATTGTTTCCTTGTGTTCCTATCGCAGAATTACAAAAACTCGGTCAAGATAAGCGTAACTGACAGACGCTTTTCGGTTTTTTCTCAAAATATGCCGCTTAACGTTGCGGTAAAGGATAAGTTCAACATAGGTATGGACGTTTTTGTAAAAAGACTTCAACTTGAACTGCCAAAATTTTGCCACTTTCTAGCACGTTTTAATTATGACGCAGAAAGAGCGAATTGTCCGATTATGACAGACACAAAATCTCAAATCCAAAGCTCAACAAATAACAACCTATACTTGATTGAAACATTTGTAAAAACATTGCGAATAAAAGAGCTTCAACAAAAAATAGAGGAAAGAATTGAACTCTACGAGATAATGAATGAAAACGATAAAAGCGGAGATGATAGGAACAATAAATTTTCTTTCTCTCCAACATTCAAAGAATACGTTAAAAATTGGCAAGATAAGTTCAAAGAACTTCAAAAAGAGCTTGAAAGCTTGCAGATTACTAATAGCTCTTTGATTTTCCTTTACACCATGCTTGTTTCCGATAATGCCGACACCTCAACACTCGGAAAGGTATTTTCATCTATGTTCGGCGAGCCTAGAATATCAAAATTCGGCGGAAAAACAAAAAGGGTTCGAGATATAAAACTTGCCGTCAGACTTGAAAATGACAATGACCTTTTGAAAAAAATATATGAGGGAGATTGGGAAAATGAGAGTGTTCCATTTTAGACAGAACTTGAAAGAGAAAGACCTCTTTCCATACAAAAACAAAATCAAAAAGTTTTTCTCTCTTTCAAGAAAAAAATATAACAAAGCGGTGCGGAAAGACACCGCTTT